GAATACAACATTGAACAAGCTAAGGAATTGATGGGATGGTTATTGGATCATGTTGCGGTTGCAGTTGTGAGAGTAAAGGAATCAGACTAGGATAATAAGGTTTCATACCAAATATGGACGAATTACATACTGAAATAAACCAATTGAAAGATGCACGCCTTGATTATGTCAATGCGCGCTCAATTGTTAATTCAGATGCACAGGCAATAAAGGACAGTAAGGTTCCAAAGGCAACGTTTTATTCATGGTCTAAAGAAGAACGAGATCATCTAAACAACATTGCACAAAGAATGAAACGCGATGTAGTATTTAGAATGGTTAAGATGTTACAGGATGCTGGTGAGGATGCTGTAACGGCTTTATTAAAAACCATGAAAAGCAAAAACGAAAACGTAAAACAAAAAGCGTCGATTGAGGTTATTGATCGTATTCTGGGAAAGCCTTCACAAAATGTAAAAGCCGAGGTGACGGGTGCGGATGGAAAGGGAATTGTAATCGAGGTTGAATATGTCAAGAATACGCCTTAAACTACATGAACCACACGCGACTCAGGCAATAGTCAAGGCGGAGTTAGGGCGATTTAATATTCTTCGCATGGGTAGGCGATGGGGCAAGACAACGTTCTCACAGGATTATTTTCATGCTGATATATTAGCTGGTTATCCGTGCGCGTTTATATCACCGACTTATAAAATGTTGTCGGACGTATGGCGTGAGTACAGGAACGTATTTGAGCCGATAATGTCTTACAAGAACGAGCAGGAGAAGCGGCTGGAGTTTGTCACTGGTGGATCATTAGACTTCTGGTCATTCGAGTCACCACATTCAATCAGAGGACATAAATATCGTAAGATATTTGGCGACGAAGCAGCGATGGTGAAAGAATTATCAATGATCTGGAATGAGATCATGTTAGCGACGCTGATTGATTACAAAGGCGAGGCAATACTGGCAAGCACTCCCCGGGGAAATAATGATTTTCGCAAGCTGGACGAGTCTTCTGAGTGGAAGTCGTTTCACTACACAACTTATGACAACCCAATACTTGATAGAGATGAAATAAAAACGATTGAAAACAGCATGACAGCGCGAGCTTCACGACAAGAAATTTACGCTGAATATATTGATAATGCAGAAGATGCAATATTCAAGATTGATGACATTGACAATAATAGGGTTGACGAAACGCCAAACGATTTACAGCTAATATTTATTGGTGTTGATCCTGCGGTGACATCGCATTCAAAAAGTAACATGACTGGTATTATTGTCGCTGGAAAAAGAGACGATGATTATTATATATTTGGAGATGCAAGCGGAATTTATAAACCTTCTGTATGGGCTGAAAAGGTAGTAAACTTATATGACTTGCACAAAGCTGATAGGGTTATTGGTGAAGTCAATAACGGTGGTGAATTGGTAGAAGCTAATTTGCGCACAGTAAGACAAAATATATCGTATACTAGCGTAAGGGCAACACGTGGCAAGGCAGTCAGAGCGGAACCGATAGCAGCATTATACGAGCAAGGCAGGGTTCATCATGTTGGACATTTGCGCGATTTAGAAACACAGATGATTACATGGTCACCAAGTGAGGACGAATCGCCTGACCGTGTTGATGCTCTTGTTTGGGCTATTACGGCAATGATGGGAAAGCAAAAAATTACAGTATTAGAAGATCCATTCTCGGCATGGTGAGGTATTTATGGCAAACTTTATAACAAACGGAATTAACAACTTGTTCAACATGATAGCTGTAGGGATTGCAGACAACATCTCACAGCGAATCAACTCAAGCGCGCCTGAAATTGACGAGGCGGTTAACTATAGGCGCGGAGAGCAACCGTCGCCGCTCAAGGTGAAACCAGGGCAGCATGACGATAACGTGACCATCAACCTGTCTGGCATTGTTGTGGACAAAACAGTCAGCGCGATGTTAGGCAATACTATTATATTCGATCTTCCTGGTGACGAGGAAAGTCCAGAGCAACAATACATCAATAGTGTTATGGAAGCTAATCGCAGCGAGATATTCTTATATAACGCGGCTATGGCGGCGGCTGATGGTGGCACCGGCTTTATAAAAATAATGCCTGAGATGGTGAATTACAAAGGGAAGTTATACCCGCGATTGGATGTTATCAATCCGGCTTATGTGACAATGTTCACCATGCCGCATGATGCGACGATGGTGTGGAAATATGTGATCCAATACAACTTCATGGACGTAAACGATAAAGAAGCGTTGCGACGTGAAGTTACAGAACATGACGCGGATCGCAATAATTGGATCGTGACAACCTATGAATATTCAGAGGCAACGAGCTGGAAGTTTGTGGAACTTCCCAATCTTGTGGAAAGTCCAAACCCCGTTATATGGGACTGGGACTTCCCCCCGATTGTACACTGGCAGAACCTACCAAACCCGTACGGGGCAGATGGTGAACCAGACCTGACAAAAGACGTCCGTATCGTTCAGGATAAATTTAACGAGGTTGCGAGCAACAATGCAAAGATTATAAGACTTTACACACATCCAATGAGATACATAAAGGGTGTGTTTGGAATAACTAAGATTGAAGTAGGACCGAACGACTTACCTGGATTGCCTGAGGGTAGCGATATTGTGCAACTCCCAGCGTTAGGAGATTTAACAGGCTCATTAGCATATCAGCAATTCTTGAAGCGCGAGCTATTCAATATTACCAGAACGGTTGATATTGAAAGTGTGTATGACAAAATAGGATCATTGACAAACTTTGGTCTGAAGGTGTTATACCAGGACATGTTAGCAAAGATCAAAACGAAGCGGCAATTATTCGGTGATGCGTTGCTAGAGATCATTCACAGATTGCTTGCACTAAACGGAATGGCGGCGGACGAGTCAGGCGTTATTATTTGGGATGAAGTACTTCCAATAAATGAACTAGAGAAAATAAATGAACTAAAAACTGAAATCGAACTTGGAATAGTCAGCGTTGAAACAGCAGCGACTGAATTAGGGCGCGTATATAAGACGGATGACAACAAAGGCGAGTTTGACAAGATTCAGGAAGAACGGCGATTGGAACAAACGAACAGGACTAATCTTGGTTCGTTTCTATTAGACAATTTCGAAACGAGGTAATTATGGCAAAGAAAATACAATTTAGTGGCGAAGTGTTGCGGGCGATGGAATTAGAAACAGGTGGCTTATCACTGGTGAACAGTTCTGATTTCCTTGTCAAAAACGTATCAATTGGTACGGCCGTTGCAGAATCAGGAGAGCTTGATTGTGGCGAAGGTATGCGGTTGGTTGCTTTTACTATTGATTCCGCATTAGTCTCAACTGCTATTACCTACAAGGCAGGACACACGGCTGGAACAAGACAGGCACTTTATAAAGATGGTATTGCATTATCTGATACCGTTGCAGCCAGCAAAAATGTAAGCGTTAATATTCCAGTGTTTTATCCGTGGCGGTACGTGTCATTTGTGGCTGGTACTGTACAGGGTGGAACGGCTTGCGTAATCGGCGCAGTATTAGCAACTATATAATGCTTCCTGATGAATTAGCACAACGGCTTGAGAAAATACGCAACTCACTGGATAGTGTTCAGCGGTCTGCTTTGTTGCGTGTTGTAAGCTCATACAGGTCTACAACCAGGTATCTTGATAGTGACATTGACCTGTTAATCAAGGAATTATCTGGAGTACAGCTATCCGTTGCGGACGTGCAAAAACTAAAGGCGTATAAGCGATTGATGAGTAATAGTGCTGAAGCGTTGCAACAATTCGCGTCATATCTTGGCGTTGATATGCGTAACGAAATGGACACGATGACGGCATTAGGACAGCGTAACGCCTTTGAGTTATTGTTAGCTCAAGATGAGCGATTGTCAGGTATTCTTAATCGTGGTGCTACTCCTGAACAATTACGGGCATTGATAAACTACCTCGATCCTGAAAAGCCTTTATACAATCGGTTGCAGCAATACAGTTCTTACAATGTTGACTACATCAGCGATATGATTTTAACTGGTGTGAAGGGTGGTTACAATCCTGTTACTATCGCAACATCGATTAAGGACGCGTTTGGCATGGGATTGACCGACGCAATGCGAATGATGCGAACTGTACAGATATACTCATACCGCGATGCAAGTCATTTGAATTACCAGAACAACCGCGACGTGGTGAACGGGTGGATTTGGAGCGCAAAGCTTGACGGGCTTACCTGTATGAGTTGTGTCTCAATGCACGGCACATTTCATAGTGTTGATGAAAAACTGAACGATCATCATAATGGGCGTTGTGTTGCAATTCCAGTGACAAGGTTATCAGATCCGTTTATAAAAGACGGCGCTGGCAAGTCATGGTTCGATCAACAGCCTGAAGATGTTCAAAAGAACATGATGGGTGGATCTAAATATGACGCGTATAAGGCTGAAAAGTTTGATTTCAATTCGTTATCGAGAGAGAAAGAAAATGACGTATTTGGAATGATGCGTAATGAAACACCACTGAAGGATTTAATAAAAGAACCTTAAAATAGAACAAATGTATAGAACACTTGTATTATTATTACATTTGTGGTAATGTATAGGTGATATAAAAACTTACGTCTAACTTAGACGGCAAAAACAAGGAGCAAAATAATGACTGAAGAAATTACTATCAAAACAGACAACACCGAAGCACAAAAGCCAGAGA